GGACAGTACCTAGATGAGAAAACTTACTATGATTGGAAATTGAGTTATGACTAAAACACTTTATATACACTGTGATGGTGGATTTGGTAACAGATTCAATTCACTAGTTGCTGGTTTACAGATAGCAAAGGTAGGAGAGTTTGATCCTGTAATCTTATGGCCATCTACTAACTGGTGTAGATCATCCTTTAGTAGTATCTTTAAGAATGAGTACAATGTAATCGAACAGGACTTATCTTACTTTGCAGATAGACCTCAAGACTATTCATTTATAATGCATGGTCATTTTAGTATCCCTCGTAGTATACGTGTTGTCCATCCAGGTGGATTCAGTTCTATACAGCACGTAGTTGATTTCTACAATCAATCAGAGAAGGATAAGTTTGTATATAATCATGATGCTATTCCTCCATCTGCAGGTTGGGTAGAGGTACGAAATCCTGAGACAAAGGTTCTAGAGCAGTATGGATGTACAGAAGAAATAATGGAGGTTGTTAGGGAGTTGGAGTTTAGTGATCAGATAACAAACAAAGCAAATGTTTTCTTACAACACCATGAGGAGTTCTCAGGACTACATCTTAGGAATACTGATTTCTTTGATCCACACAAACCAAACTTTGATGAACTAGAACAAACGGTAAAAGATAATCCTGATATTCAATACTTTATTTGCTCTGATGATCAGGAATTGGAAGAGAGGTTTACTCAACATGATAATGCATTTGCATATCCAAAGTATAAGTACGTAGAGAAGTTAGCAGATGAAGGTGAGTGGAGAGATCATATTGAAGGTCCAGATGGAGAAGAGTATTCATTTAATATTGAGAGATCGGATGAAAGTGTTATAGACGCAATGGTAGACTTGCTTATATTGTCAAGATCGACTATCATACTTACATCGGAAAGTACTTTTCTGAAGACTGCTTTACTAATGCAATACTCAAATGCCCGACAAGAATAAATCTATTTTTAAATTAAAGGATTTTGGTCCTGTATATTGTATCAATCTTGATGGTGAACCAAATAGATGGGAGTACATGCAGAACCAGTTTAAAGAATGGGAAGTCACTGATTATGAACGTATCTCTGCACATGATGGTAGAGAGGATGATCTAAGTGGTATTATAAAGGGTATGTACCCTACTAATATGTCATCAGGTGAGATAGGATGTACTACTTCACATCTTAAAGCTATGAAGCATTACTTAGAAACAAGTGATGCTCCTTATGCAATCATGATGGAAGATGACTGTGATCTATCTGTAGTAAGACATTGGACATTTACGTGGAAAGATTTCGTTGCACACTTTCCTTATGATTGGGATGTAATACAGACAGCAATTATATGTACTGGTGATCTACATATCAAATTACATAAGAGATTTGTAAATGATTTCTCTACTGCTTGTTATGTGGTTGCTAGACATCATGCAGAGAAGTTAGTTAAGCATCATTGTAGAGGTGATAAGTATAAACTTGATCAAGGTGTTAAACCTAGACCAGTTGCAGATGATCTAGTATATAATGCAGGTAACACGTATTCCATACCTTTATTCTTATATAAAATTGAATTAGGTTCAAGTATTCATCCAGAACATGTTGATTTAATTCATAAGCAGAACCATGAAGGACTATGGAATTTCTGGAGAGGAGCGAATAATCTTCACACTATTACTGCTTTGATGGACTATGATCCTTATTTGGGTCGGGTAACCGAATCATCTCAGAAGCAAGGGTGACAACCACATAAGTGACTGTCATATGTTGACACTCTTTTAATAATCTGATATTATAAATAAATCAGATACAAAGGAATCGAAAAGATCGTGCCCCTGTGTAGATGCAAACAGTACTCCATGTCGGGAGTGCTATCATCCGCAGGGTTTTTTAATGCCCGTGCGAGATACTAATAAACAATCATGTCTATTAAATCAACAATTGCAGCTCTTGCTGCGTCACCTTTCCTATTCGCTGGAGCCGCTTTTGCTGGTCCTTATGTGAATGTAGAAGCTAATGGATCATATCCTGGTGGTGAGTATACTTCTGGAAACCTAGAAGCACAAGTTGGATACGAAGGAACAACTGAAGGCGGCCTTGCATGGTACGTTTCTGCTGGTCCTACAGTTAACCACACTGAAACTGCTGATGAGTTCGGTGATGTAGAACTTGCTGGATACCTTGGTGCATCTAAGTCTCTTACAGAATCTGTAAGTGCTTACGGTGAAGTTTATGGTCAGTCAACATCTGGCGATGACAATGAGTACTCAGGTAAGGTTGGAGTTAAGTTCGTATTCTAAGATAATACAACTTTAAATAACAAGACCTCTGCTTTGCAGGGGTCTTTTTTTGTGTTAAAATATAATACATACTAATGCCACGATAGCGGATCCAATGAAAAGGCTTATCGCAGTAACAGCACTGGTTGCTTTAATGACACCAGGTTGTGCTCAAGCACGAACAAGACTCTCAGGAGCAGGTGCGTCATTCCCATCTAAGATATACCAAAGATGGTTTGCCGACTTCGCAAAAGAAGGAGGACACAGAGTAAACTACCAAGCAGTTGGTAGTGGTTCAGGTAGAAAAGCATTCCTTGATGAGACAGTGGACTTCGGAGCATCCGATGATCCTATGAAGCAAGGTGATATAGCAAAAGCAAAAAGAGGTATGGTTCAGATACCTATGACAGGAGGCACGATTGCTTTCGGTTATAATATGCCTAGTTGTGATTTAAAACTTACACAAGAGCAAGCAGTTCAAGTTGCTATTGGTGAGATAAACAACTGGTCACAGGTAGGATGTGATGAGCAACCTATGACTTGGGTGTATCGTTCAGATGGTTCAGGAACTACTGCTGCCTTTACTAATAGTATGAAAGCATTCAGTAATAAGTGGAAACTAGGAACAGGTAAGTCAGTTGCTTGGCCTGTTGGTATAGGTAATAAAGGTAATGCTGGTGTTGCTGGTAGTATCAGAACTACACTAGGTTCTATTGGATATGTAAATCAATCTTATGTTAAAGGTGAAATTAGAGCTGCTACATTACAGAATAAGAATGGTGACTTTGTTGCACCATCAGTTGAGTCGGGTTCTTTGGCACTCAATGGGATATCACTTGATGAAAACCTCGCAGGAACAGACCCTAACCCCACAGCAGAAGGTGCATACCCTATTGCTACGCTTACATGGATACTTGCTTATGAAACTGGTAATGGTAATAAGACTGAAGCCATAAAGACAACTCTATCCACATTACTCTCTGATAATTATCAAGAGAAGGCATCTGTATTAGGATATGTTCCTTTAAGAGGTGATATATTACAGAAGTCAAGAAATGCAGTTGACCGCATAGGTAAATAGGAGTAGTATAATAAAAAACAATACAAGATGAAAAAAATATTAGCAAGTTTAATGACTGCTGCAATGCTAGTGCCTTCTTCGGTACTAGCATCTGGTCCAAAGAGATTAGCACCACCAGTAGTAAGGACATTTAATATTGATGCATGGTGTGAACCTGAGACAGACTTTGATGTGAAGTGTAAGGTTAGTGTTGATACTGATGGATTCAGAGGACCAGAAGGTTATATTGTTAATGTTACTCAGTGGGGTGCTAGTGGTGAACCTTTTGATAAGGCAGCAGGTATTGCTGGTGCTGTTGTAGGTGGTGCAGTAGGAACAGGTGGATTGATGGCATGTGCTGTAGCAGCAGGACCAGCAGCACCAGGTTGTATTGTACTCTTTCCTTTCTTATCTTTACTTGGTGCAGGAGTTGGTGGTAATGCAGGAGCAAAACCAGTTTACTTTGTTGTGGTTGGTGATGATGTAAATGGTAAGGAGATCAGACAAGACTTTAAGATGACTGTATGGAGATCAGGATCAGGTATGGCCAAGAGGATGTCAAAGAAACTTAAAAAGTTTACTGGATTGAAGCAAGGAGAGCAGAGGTAGTGTAAAAGTAGTGTGACCCGTACTTAACAATACGCTTAACATACGGTAACATAATATTATGTGATGGGGGTCATAACGACCCCTTTTCACTGTTCGGTAAACACTAATGTAAAGTTTCTTTACAATACTTTATGTTTACTATATAATATTGTTAAGTTACATTACAAAAGTTTCAAAATGACTTCTTCAACTGCCGACAAGTATACTACTACCGAATACGGCAAGCAAAACATGTTCGGTGCAGAAGTAGCACCTTGGGTTGACCAAGACGCTAACTACGAAGGTTATGCTGCTAACGCAGAGAAGACCAATGGTCGTTGGGCAATGGTTGGTTTCATCGCATTATTAGGTGCTTACCTAACAACTGGTCAAATCATTCCTGGTGTATTTTAAATGACAACCTCAACTTCAACAAAAACACAATCGTATTGGAAAGAAGCAGAACAAACTAATGGTCGCCTAGCGATGATGGGTTTTGTTATCGCAGTAGTCAACTACGGTTTCACTGGCTGGATAATTCCAGGCATCTTTTGACTTAACAGGTCTCTTACAATTTCTATTCCACAATCTAAGAAAATGAACGAAAATGCAGAAAAACAAAATGGCCGTTGGGCAATGGTTGGTATCATTGCTGCTCTTGGCTCCTACGCTCTCACTGGCAACATCATCCCTGGTATCCTATAATGTCTAACAAACAAATCTTTCTTAAAGCAAACGGACGTGCAGCAATGATTGGATTCATTGTCCTCTGTGCATCATACGCAACAACTGGCAACCTTATTCCTGGTATCGTTTAATGACTAAGCAAACAAAAACACAAACTGAAGACAAGGTAGATTTTTCTATCGCTGAGAAATGGAATGGCATTGCAGCCATCGCTGGATGTGGAGCACTTATCGTGTCTTACTCATTAACAGGACAGATCATACCTGGTTTCGTTTAATGAACGTTCCAACTTATGACATACCACATTCACCAATCCTTCTTGTAGGGTTTGCTGGTATTGCGGTAGCACTCTTCACACTTTATACTGTGAACAAAGCATATTCAAATTCACCTTTTAGAGGACAAAACTAATGACACCCGAAGCAGAAAAGTTTAATGGTTGGATGGCAATGATCGGATTCGTAGCAGCATTCGGTGCATATGCAACAACTGGTCAAATCATACCTGGCATATTCTAATGACTTGTACATTGTTCACGATTAAAAGATCTACCCTAGTAAAAATGTTAGTGGTAATAAACTTACCTTGGTTAGCAGTTTCTGCTACGGCAGCATCTCTAGTCGGTACAATTACCTAGTTCAAAACTTTACATAACTAAATACTTACTCGTACAATATTAGCATATCAAAATAAATGAGCGAATTTCAGACCGCAGTAGATACATTCCCCATATGGAAAGCAGTTCTTTGGATCTTTTATCCAATGGTTCTGTTGGTAGGATTAGAATTGTTTCTTCGTGGTGCTGATGACGATGATGACGATGAGGGTGGTAAAGGAATCATGATCCGTTCACGGGAAATGACTCCAGCATACGCACCATCAGGAGCATGATTGACTATTCACATCATTATTGGAGATATGCAGAACGTTGGAATGGCCGTCTTGCAATGGTCGGAGTACTTATTTTAATCTTAAAAGCATGTATCAACTAATTTTCGTTGCAGCAGTAGCAGCAACAGTATACACAAACGGATTATCATTCGTTTTTCAATAACAATTATAGCTGAGGAGCACAAGCTTAAATGACTCGTTTAAAATCAAAATTTTTAGAAATTCCACCGTCAGCACATGGCATCTTGGAATTTGTATTCTTCTGTGGAGTAGGTTTCACAGCAGGTTCATTGGGACTGATCTAATGAAAACTTTTATTCAAACTTCTTTCTTACTCATTATATTTGGCGTAATTCTTTACGTACCAAGTATCGCATATCACGCATAATGATAAATCTAACAGAAATATATCAAATGGTATTCATGGTAGTTGTTGGTGTCGTAATGACAACTACGATGTTTTTGACTATGATGTCTTATATGATGGATGAATCATGATTGACACCGAAAAAGATATCGAAAAACAAATGAGTCTTCGCCAAGAAGTATTAAGGATCCTTTTTAAAAAATTTGGAAAAGGTGATTACTCAAACAAATCAATATATGAATGTGCCGATGAGTGGGTATCTAAAGGACATAAGATCTCATCAGGGGTTGTCAAATATTACGATGCATATTATAATAAATAACTTACTTGGATTAAAACAATGCAAAAAATAATCAATGTACTTGCTGTTGCGTCTGCTGCTGTATCTGTTGCCGTTGTTGGCCTTGGTGGGTATGTTTACCTTAATAGGGAAGCCATCATAGAAGATGTAAAAGAAAAAGCACTTGGGGGTCTTGGTGGATCATTAGGTGGAGACCTTCCAATAGGTACTCCTGATCTTGAACCACCAGCAGGACAAGCAGCAGTACCATCAGCAGGACTAGGAGTTCCTCAGTTTTAAATGAAATCATTATTTAAAATCTTCAGTACAAAGTGGTTTAGGTCTGCACCAGTTGTAGCAACTATATGGTTGACTATCACTGCTGTCATACTTATAGAAGCTAATTACTTCTTCCCAGACTTTTTATTCCTTCCAGTTAATTAACAATGGATGATTTTGACGAGATAAAACCACTAACTGCAGAAGATAGAAAGTTATTATCTGACTTGACATCTACATTTGACTTAGGAACACAAAGTCTTATTGCACTAGAAATAGACGATAAAGATTCTAATTAAAAATTAAGGTGTCTATATAGTAAATAGATGCCTTATTTTTTATGCCTGACGAAGTAAAAGAGGAAGTAGTAGAAGAAGAACTGCATGAAGAAGAACCTAAAAAGAAAGGTCTTCTTGGTAAAGTAAAAGCTGCTATACTACCAGACGCTGAAGAACAAGCTGCTATCATTAGTACATTTGTTCGCATTACCGTTCTTGCCTGGTCGGGAGGAATATTGACTTTAAATTATGTCGCCATACCAGGTGTACCACAACAGAAAATTGATCCAACATTTATAGCTTCGGTTTTTACAGGAGTTTTAGCTAGCTTTGGAATTCAGACTGCTAGTAAGAAAGGTGATGGAACTATGAAGATGGATAAGAATGGTAATGCTACTAATGGCAATGGTGGTGGCGGTGGCATCAGCAAGAAAGATCTTGAGTTGTTAATCGAAAAAGCATCACAGACTGGTCCTACTCAAACAATTAGAATTGAGCAAGCACCTATTAAAATTAGTACTGATACTAAATCAGACGAAAAATTCACAATGTAACGAGGAAACTTTGTTATGGACTTTAAAAACATCAATAAAACCAAGTTGTTTGCCATCGGATTAGGTGGTCTACTTGGTCTTTCACATCTAGGTATGATTGGTATTATTGCTAATCGAAAACCAGATAGTAAATTCCCTCAACTCAACATCCCTGTTAGTGAGTATAGTTCTTACAGTGTTCAGGCAAATGAAGAAGGGTATGCTATTAACTATAGATCTAATGATCCTTTAGTAATGCAAACTACTAAGACTATACCTGGCAAAGGTGGATTGTTTAGTAAAGGTCAACCTACTGAAATTGTAAAACAATATACAATGGATGGTGCAGAGCATCATGACGGTCCTGTATCTACAAGAAGTGCATGGATAGATCCATCAGGGTTGACAGGTGATGGCGAAAAGAAGATTAGTGCCAAAACAATTGAGTGCATCAAAGCAAGAGGAAGTGGTGAAGGTACAGGAAGGATGGTCGGTGGGAGCGTTGGTGCTTCTGTTGGTTCTGGTCTCTCCTCTATACCTTTTGTTGGTTGGGTTTTGGCAGGTGCTGCTTCGATGATAGGTATGAATGAAGGTGCAGACATTGGTGGAGATTTAGCAGAACAATTTAGCGACGCATGTGTCGAGGAGGTAGATTAAATGTGGAATCTTAATTTAAAAGAAGCTTTTACCAAAGTTAAGGATTGGGACAAGGCGATGGCAAAGAAATTACAAGAGAAGTTTAAACTAACTGATTATCAGATGTTAGTTCTAGCATTTGGTAAAGGATTTATCATAGGTGCAATTCTTTTATAATGGAATTAACTGAAGAGAATGTAGTAAAGGTCTTAGAAGAACTTGTTCCTTATATTGAAGCTGATGGTGGATCCCTTCAGTTTGTTGAGATAGAACATGAAACTAATTTTGTTAAAGTTAGATTGGGTGGTGCATGTGAGACATGTGCTATGAGTGTTATGACCTTGAAGCAGGGTATAGAAAGCAAATTGATGCATGAGATACCCGATTGTTATGGAGTTGTGCAGGTTCTCTAACAGAGTGTTGGAGTCCACACTGAACTAGGCAAAAATTACTAGTCCGTGCTATAAATACGGTTAGTACGGGATTGAAAAATCATGCCCCTGACACAGCAAAAGCATTACACAATCGGTTATCACGATAATCAACATCATCATTTTGAAATTTGCGAGTACGCAATAAATTCATATGAAGCAATACAGCACTCTAAAGAGGATGTTCCTGCATTAAGGGAGCATCCTTCTTTTATTGACTATTGCGTAACAGAAGAAGTAAAAAAGATCTCTGATCTGATGTCTTCAGGAATACCTATGGGGCACTAATCATGAAGCATGAAATAATGTGGTGGATGAGTAGACTCACCATCATGGGAACATCTTTAAGTTTATCAGTGTGGCTTGCTGCACAGGCATATGCTTAGACTACTAATAGAATGGGTAGGGCAGAACATGAATACTCTTGCTTTATTCAGTTGGGTAATATTTTTACCTATAGGTTTCATGTCAATAGATTCCGAAAGACATCCTGAAAGGTATAAACATAAATAATAGTACACATTTATTAACCTTATGCTTTCTACTCAATATCGGTTGAGGTTAGCATCTATATGTAAAGACATAGGTGCTGGAGTTGAAGTTACTTTAGAAGATATGATCTGGGCAGAGAAATTAGCAAAAGCAAATACCGCAGCAAGAGGTATGTTAAACACTGCAAGAAGAATTAGTACAGACCCTACCGATTCTTTTCTGAATAGTTTGGATTTAGGAGACCCCGATTCAAACAACCACCGTAGGGGTTTCGGAGATCCACAAGATGTGGTAGACTGGTTTCATAATGAGAGGTCTGATGACTGGAGACAACGTGACTGATGGATGTTGATTTAAAAGTAACTGATTTGATTAGAGTATATGATAATGTTATACCATCAGATCAATGCGATATGATGGTGGATTGGTATGAATCTAATCCATCCTTACGACAAGAAGGTTGTGTCTATGATGGTAATGCAGGAAGTGCTGTTAGAGATAACTCTGTTAAAATATGCAAAGAATCATCTGTACCTCATGAGAGAAATGATATATTAGATATTATAAGTCAGAGAACATTTGATGCTTATCGTAAGGCATTTGAAGAGGGATTACCTTTTCCAGATCCTTACTCTAGTCCGTTATGTTTAAATGGGTATACTATAAGAAAATATAGTAAAAATGAGGGTATATTTAAACCACATTATGATGTAAATGGTAGTGGCGGTACAGAAAAGAGATTGTTTGCCGTTTTAATGTATTTAAATGATGTGGATGAGGGAGGAGAGACTGAATTTCCTGAATGGAATATATCAGTAAGTCCAAAAAAAGGAAGGATACTATTATTCCCATGCAACTATTTGTTTTTACATCAGGGAAATGTTCCTATATCACATGATAAGTATATGATAGCTATGTTCATTTACTATACTTAGGATTTCCTTATGAGTGATGTAGTCTGGTCAATAAATATTATGATAGGATTGCTCTTAATCGGAGTATGTGTTACACTCTACTGGATATTTAAATACGATGAATGGTATCCTAACGACATTGCTAGTCATGTCTCCCCTGAACGTGGGTCAAGTGATTCA